TTACATTTAAAAATAAAGTAACAGGGTCGCCCTCTCCCAAGGTTCGCCCTGTTATTGTTGTGTAAATATCAAATACCTTCTGTTGAACGTGTTCTTTATCTGTGTTAAAGAACTCAACATTCGGTAAATCAGATAATCTCATACAGTCACCATCACTTTCGGAATCAACGCACCATTTTGTGTGGCGGTAAATGATATATCACTAATTTTGGCACGTGGTTCGTACCGTTTAATTTGTTGGAATATGTCATTAGATAGATGCGCTTGTGCTTGATGAATAGGCATATCAATAATGCGACCATCAATACCAAACTCCCTATCTAGTGGCACACTACCACGAACAGTAGAAATAATCGTTTGCACATTCTGCAAAATCTCAGCGACTTCACTTTCAGGTGCTAGCGATATCCTATTGTCCGTAACTGGTTTAATTTCATACGTTGCTGACATGGCTAGAACCTCCGCAATATCGTATTAACTTTGTTGAACTTCTGACCATATTGGTTAAGCATGGACTTTTCTTCTACTGTGTTCTTGTCTGGATATTCCTCAAGAGTTAGTGATACTTCAATAGATTGAGTCTTGCCATAAGCATCTGTGAATAAGCTATCTTCGCTCATAGACATAATTACAAAGTAGTTTTGACTAACAGGCTTACCACCAATAATAAAAGGCAATACAGCCCCCGTATCGCGATATTTTCGCAGTTTCTTAACAGTACTATCTGGAGATTGTCCGAGCGCTGAAGAAATAAGAATCTTACATGTAATTTGTTCCACGTCAGGACCACTGAATTGTTTAACCGGTTTTTCTAGCATTAAACTATGCTTTTCCCATCTAGCACTGCCTGAACGTGTTACATCTGATACAGTAAGAACATTATCTAATGCGGTATAGAACACTATATCCGCTAAATAACCGATATACATCTATACCTCCTATACTGGTCCTGATGTTGTAGAACCGCCAGACTCTACACCACCATGCACATGATGGACTAAGGAAATACCATTGACCACCACATCACCACCACTTGAATTAATTAACAGCGTACCACCAATATTAAGGGTCATATCACCAGGAACAGTGAGCACACGTTTCCCATTATCAGCACCGTCTGGAGTTGGATCCGCACTACTAAAGAATGTACCAATGATAAATCCATCGGAAAAACCACGTCCGGACCGATTAGGTAGCATAATGCATAATACTTGGTCATCTATGGCCGGCATCCAATAGTCCTTATCATGTGCTGCACCTCGATTAATGACAGATAATGGCGCCGTTACAACACCTTCTCTATCTAGGCGTGTAACAACGGCTTTACCTTCTTCAGGAATTGTACTTGAAACATTTCCAATGAATATCATATCTGCTAATGCAGATAATATATCAGTAGCCATTTAAACACCTCCTTACATCAATCGACGTTGAATAATTGGCCCCTAATGTATGCGTTGCTTTCGTAATTAAATAATTACCATCGAATACCCCAAATCCTTCGAGTTTAACCGTAACTGATGCCATAATAAGAGGATTACCAGGGAAACTAAAAGACATTGTATCGGCTTCCTTGTTGGCTTCTCTTAGCTTCTTTTTAGCCAATCTCTTTGCCTCCGCTTTGTCTTTTACCTGCTCATTGACCTCTAATACAGCAAGGTACGTATGGCCCTTACGGTCTGGATCTTCAAACGTATCCTCAATCACAGTTTTCTTATCCTTATTAGTATATTTCACATGACATGCACGATATACCTCACGAGTTTTACTTTTATATGAATAAGATAACGCCCTAGTAATAATCAAAGGCGGTTGTTCACCTTCTTTAGTCTGTACAGGTTGATACTGGCCACCGGGTCTACGAATTATAACTTTAGGCTTCACATTTTCGTATTTGTAATCATCGAATATAATCAACTGTTCAGTGGATACTTTAAGAGAAAACCCCGCATCATTGCATAGTTTCTGCAAGAATGCGAGGTCTGATTCAGCACTTTGAGAGGCATCTTTTAACGGTGGGTCAAAATCAGCATCCCATACTAGCTTTAACTTATTATCTTTTGCCTTTTCGGTAGCAATCGCTTTCAGCGTTGTGGCTTTCCACGATTTGTCTTTCTTTTTCTCCCGTAAGTCAGTACTACCGATAATAGCGACACCTTTGATTTTGACTACATCAGGAAGGCTACTTCCCTCGAATTCATCAATTTCAAATTTGCCGATTGGTAATGTAAATTGTTCATCCCCTAATTTCTCCCATGCTACGGTATTAATAGCGACTTCTAGTAATGATCCTTTCACAGGATACCAATCACCGACCCATAGACGGCCCCTATCCTCTAATGAGATGGCCACATCATCTACAGTCCCTGAAATGTTATCTGTGAAAGTTACATCAAGAAGGTACTTACTAATATCGTCTGTGATGTCCTTTGACTCCTTACTCCCCCAATGTTGGTATCCAATCGTACACCATGCCCGCCGTGCTAATTTCGTTTGTGGGGTTAAGTCTTTCTTCCATTTTTGGACCTTAGCTAGGCTCTTTTGTAAGCTCATATACTATCGCCTCCATGGTGGTAAGAATTCAGGTAAGGAATCAGCAGGGACATCTGGGCATGTCAACACAACACCAGCGGAAAATATCGCCGTATTACGGTGCTTTTGATTGGCTTCTAACAATAGATTGATGTATCGTTCATTACCATACACCTTATAGGCGATTAAATCCCACATATCCCCTTGTATTGTTGTATAGTTAGTCATAACTCAACCTCCGTTGTCCGGCGGTATAGCTACGCATCATTTGTTCAAATTCACGCATTTTAGCGCCTAATGCTGACATAATATCATCTGTTGAAGAACCATTACCCGCGTTAATAACTGGTGCGAAAGTAATTTGTACAGGTGTACCACTATTACTAGATGAGGATGTTACAGGTACGCTAGGTGCTAATGATACAGTAGGTGCTACAGCTGACTGCGCACCACTCACACCTAACATCCGCCCGGCCATTTGCCATAAATTCATAGCATTTGCACTACCATCAATAGGAACTACAACTTCTGGATATCCAGCTTCACCTATCCATGATAATTCTGGGGATGTAATAACACCACCGTTGGCTCTCCTACCAACCTCTCCAGCTGCAGAAACACCAACTGTGAAACCACCACTAAATTGAGCTTTGATACTATCCCATGCACCAGCGATTGCATTAGATACAGCACTAGGAATTTGTTTAATCCAATCCATTACTGCATTATATGCATCACTTGCCCATTGACCTGCGGCAGCTACGAAACCGGCTCCCGCATCAGCACATGCACTTGGTAAATTCATAATGAAATTAATAACATCATTAACCAAACTACTAATCCACGATGTGGCCGTAGCATATGCCTCAGAGGCAAACGAAATAACCTCAGCTACAAACTCAGCACCCAACGTGATCATGTACATAGGTAAATTGATTAAGAAATTATAAATATCATCGACCATGGCACTAAATGTAGTGACTGCGAAGTTATAACATTCTGTAGCGAATGATACGACGGCAGATATAACAGCAGTACCAACTTGTACTGCAATCTCTGGTAATCGTAAAATAATGCCTATTATGAACCCTACGGCCATACCAATATATGTTGGTAAGTTTAACCATAGGTTTACGTAAGCAATTATTGCCGCTTTCAATGCATTAAATACGCTAAGGCCTAATGATAAGAACCCATTAATTACAGCCATAATACCGGATATAATGGCGCTCCATGCCGAACTTAAAGCAGAACACACGCTATCCCATATTGAACTCAATCCAGAACATACACTATCCCAAACAGATGTTAATGTGGCACAGATAGTATCCCAGTTAGTTACTAATAGGTATATCGCTGCAATAATTGCCATAATAGCAAGTACCCATGGGCCGCCTATTAGTGCACCCGCTGCTTTGAACGCACCCATTGCCGTTTCTACACCTTTAAATGCCGTGGTAATTGTAGTAATACCTGATGCAAGTTTTGTAGCAGTGCCATACAGTAATGCTAATTTCAATCCATTAGTTACTACAGCGGCAATAGCTTCCTTGTTATCCTTCATGAACATTACAACAGTTTGTAATACCGGTATCAGTGCCGGTAATATTTGTTGGGCGATCGGTATAAATGCCTGTGCCAAACCTAATGCAACTTGCGTAGCTTCCGCTTTCAGGATGTTCATCTGTAGCCATATTTCATGTAATGATTTAGGATCTATCCCAACACCTTTTATTTGTGATGCGGCCGCTTGTGCATCTGCATAGTTCTCAAATACTTTAGTAAGCTCCATGCCTTTTGCACCTAGCGTTTCAAGCATGAATTCTTGTCCCCGGCCTTGTGCTACCGCATTTTGGTAACCGTTAGCCATTGCGTCCAATTGTTGGTTCATAGGCAACAACTTGCCATTTGCATCGGTTAAAGATACGCCAAATTGACTGAGGTATCCTTGCAATGCTTCAGCACTTTTACCACCACTGACCAAAGTCTTATCCATTTTAGCGAATGACTTGGCCGCCGCTTCTACATCCACTCCGCTTAAAGTCATAATCTTCTTAAATTGTGACGTCTCAGCAGTTGTCATATGCAGTTTATTGGACAATTGATAGAGTGCTTCCCCGGCATTAACTACATTATCTATAATGGCACCAATACCAAAGCCACCTGCTGCGACCATAGCGAAATTTGCAAGCTTTCCTGTAATACCACTTACCGCAGCACTAGCACCTTGCGCAGCTGATGCAGCACCTGCTAAAGGACTTGCACCACCCATTTTACTGATTGCATTTTGATGCGCCGTCTGACTTGCGATATTAGACCTCAACTGGGCTTGCCGTTGTAACATAGAATTTAGCTTTTGCTCAGCTGCAATTGCTGCATTCCTATCACTAGCATTACCAGTCTTTTGCGATATAGCTTGTAGTTTTCTATATTGCGCCTGTTGATCCTTGATTGCATTGGATAATTTGTTGAGTTCCTGAGATGCCTTTGATACGGAAGATGATAACCCACCATCGAGTTTACCTTTAATGGCAATCGCCATTTCTAAGACTTTATTGGCCATTATTTTCTCCCTTTCATTGCTTTATTCTCGCGCTCGATACCATCACTAATGAGCTGAACATGGACTATGAACTCATCCACGTCTAGCTCTCGAATGAAGTAATCCATCGGTGTACTAGTG